CTGGTTGGCCTTGGCGTAGGCTGGGTTCAGTTCGCCCAGTCTGCCCCTGAAGTTCCCGCGAAGCATGTTGACCGATTGCGTCCACGGATCGTTGAGATTGAGAGCGCCTGTGATTGGGTCGCGCTTGTCCTCCACCAAGCTGTCGAGGCCCATCTTCGTGTAGTGTAGCGTTTTCCAGTTGGGCGAAGCGTTGATGATCGGCTCGCCGCTGGAATCGACACTGAACGACAGGTCGGCGGGGCTCTCGCCGCGATTGAGCGCGATACGGTATGCCCTGCGAACCGCCTCTTCGCCATCCGGCGTCCGAAGAACTTCGTTGAGCCTCGGATCATTGGGCGGTTCGGCGCTGAATGCCTGTTCGTAATGCGGCTGCGCGATCTGCTGAGCCTTCGCTTTTGCATCCGCAATCATCGTCTTGAGGTCCCCCGGCTGCGCGAGATTGTCGCTGATCCCCTGAAGCGTCCTGTCCGCTTGCCCGAGCGCCCTAGGATTGAGCAGGTTGTTGCCGAGCGCCATCACGTCGGGGTTTTTACGAGCCGCACTCCCGGCCAATGCCCGCAACTGTGGAGCGGAATCGGCAAGAGAGTAGGGAAGGTTCAGATTGGCCGCGTCACCCAGGTTCTGCTGGACGCCAGACAGAGCATCTGCGTTGCCGAATACCGGCTTCACAATCGCCGCCTCTCCGCTATTCAGCGCAACCGGCGGACGGTAGCCGAACATTCCCGCAGCTCTGCCGGTTACAGACCTGGCAACTGGAGCGATCAGGAAGCGTCCGGCCGCATCGCCAGCGGCGGCTGTTCCGGCTCCCACGGCGGCTCCAACGAACGGGTGATCGGGATTCGACGCGGCCCCATATGTGCCGCCATAAAGCTCGTTTCCGACGAAGCCGCGAACGCCGGGGTTATCAACCAGTCCCCGCGCAACCCTCCCAACGCCCGGCGCATCGGAGAGCGCCAGAGACGCGCCTTTGAGTAGGCGATTGGTGCCCACCGCACCGGCGATGGTGCCAGCCAGATCTCCAGCAAAAGCCGCGCCGGGATGGGCCGTGTTGGCGTATTGCTGATAGAACTGTCCCTTATCGCCAGCCGCGAGGACCGGCAGTCCAGCCGTTGCGGCATTCAGCGCATTGGCCGTGAACACTCCGGGGGACGATCCGGCGACATTGCTGACCATCCGATCGCCCATGCTCATGGGCTTCTGGTTTACGCCAGTGAACAGCGGCTGAGGGTCGGCGGGGTGGACCTTATACCAGTCCACTGCCTTCTGATAACTCGAGGGAGGGGCCGGAACAGAGCCCGTAACCCCCCGCTGCGCGTTGAACTGTTGCCACGCAGCCAAGGCTTGGGAATATGGCACTCCAGACCGCGCGGCCTGTTCCCATACCGCCGCCCCCTGCGGATCGGGTGCTTCGTTGTAGCCGTTCGTTGAAGCGGTTGGCGTTCCAGGTGAACCGGCCACCGGAGTGAATCCCCCGCCAGAAGGAGGACCGCCAATTCCGGGTCCGGAAGGGGGCTGCTGCTTATTGCCAGCAACCCCGATCCCGACGATCCGATTATATTCGTCCGGAGCGATCTTCTGAAGCGCGGCCTTGGCGTCCGGACTGAGGTAATCGAGGACATTGTTGGCCCCGAGCATATCATAGCCGTGCGAGAGGCTGGCGATCTTGCCGGCATAGAGTTTGGCGTCATTCGCCAGAAGTGAGCGCTTCGTGTCGAGAGGGAGGTTCACGCTGTATTGCTGCTCGATCCCCTGTCGTTCTCCGCCAGTCCCAATGCCATACGCCTTGGCCTGCTCGGGGCCATATTTGCCGACCGTTCCCTCATAGGTAGAAACATCTGGACTGTTGCTGTTCCACCAGTTCTGAACCGCATTCACGGCGGTAGAGAGAGGGCTGTCGTGAAACGGCCCGAATTGTTCGTGGCCAGCCACGTTTCCAGCCTGATCGTAAAGCACTCCCGCGTGTGCAAGGGCAGTATTCAGCGCTCCTAGTTGCGAGTTGGGATCGGTGAGGCTTTTGATGAGGGATAGGCGCTCGTCATACTTGCCAGCATCAAATTTGCCATCAGTAGCGTGCTGTGCGGCAAGGGCGGCCTGCATAACGACAGGGTTACGAGATGTGGTGATCGCACCCTTGTAGTTCCCATTAAGCATCGCCTGAGCAAGATCACGAACGCCAGCAGGAAGAGATGCGATGTAGCTTGGACCGGTTTTCGACAGGTCGCCCGGGGGTGTGCCCGTCTTGATATTGAGGTCTGCCTGAGCCGCCCGGACATCAATACCGGATTTGGCGGCTTCATTGCGCGCCTTCGTCACATCATACGGGAGGGTGGCCGACTCCTTGGTGTTCGAGATCGTCTTGCCCGTGAGGTCGGCAGCCGCAGTCGGGGCCTGATACGGCAGGGCCGGAGACGCCAGCGGTGAGGTCGGCTGAGCGTAGCGCTGCCAAGGTCCTGCCATTACATTGTCCCCATGCGCCGCATTGCGTCGGCTGCGTAAGCGTTGGTTTTCGGCCCCCACATTGAGCGATTGGGGCCGCCGTAATAGTAGCGGAAGGCGTCGGGCCAGTTGCCCGTCTTCTGATAGCCTTCCTGAAGATAGGCGTTGCCGAGCGTGCGCTGGTATTGCGCCGCTTCAGGCGTATTCTGTCCCAGCATCTCAGGCCGCCACGGAATGCCTAATTTGGCTGCCATCTCGTGAGCTGTACTCGGAAGCGTCTGCATCAACCCCATCGGCTGTCCGTAGGGCGTCTGCGGTCCCGGAATTCCGGGTTGACCCGAACTCTCTTTGTCCTGAACAACGGCGGAAGCCCTAGCGAAAGCCACCCGACGCTTGCGGCGTCGGACCTCCCACAGCTTCCCATGCATTTGGATCGGCGGGATTGCCGCCCTTGAAGCGATAGCCGTCTTGCACCTCGCCAATCTGCGGCGGCGGCGGATTTGCGGACTTGATTGCTCCCGTAACTTGCGACCGCAGCATCATGCCCTGAGGCGTTACGACGGCAGGATCCAGCTCGTTCTGGACGCGCGTTTGCATCGCCTGCGTCCATTCCGGCGTTCCGGGAATGACGCCGGACTGACGAAGCGCGGTCGCGAAATCTCCGTCCGGGTAGAGCAGCCTCAACTGCGCTTGCTGTTGTGCGAGGGCTAGTTGGCGCTGAAATTCCATGTTCTGGAGATTAGCCTGCGCCTGCATCTCGCCCTGAATGCGCTGGCGTTGCATCATCGGCGCTAGGAACGAGTCAGCGTATTTGGGATACATCCCAGCCAGAAACCCGGCGATTGCGTTTCCGGGGTTGATGGAGACGCCCCCGAACATGCCGCGCCGCTGCGGAAGCTGCGTCTGGATTGAGTTGGGATCGATCGACTGCATCTGTGGCGCAAGCGACGTGTCGCCGATATTTACCGGAAGCATCTGCACAGTCTCCTAAAGCGGGATCGGTGCGAATGAGAACATGTTCGAAGCCGCCCCAAGAAGGCCCGTTCCCCATCCGCCCGGCTGCGTCTGCGTCTGCTTGCCGTAACCACTGTAGAGGCCGCCGATGTTGCCGAGCGATTGGCTGCCGTAATAGGGAAGCTGGCCCGCAACTTGTGCCGTGCCTGTAAGCGACGGATAGCCAGCGAACTGCGCCCCATAGTAGCTCGGCATCATGCCTGCAGCCGCCTGCTGGTTTGCTCTTTCCGACTGGTAATTCTGCATCAGCGGCTGAAGCTCTGCTTGAGTCACGCCCCTTGCGAGGTCGGTCGCGTGATTTCCGCTCCCCGTTCTGCCGTATTGCGAGAAGGTTGAATTGACGGCGTTTCCGGCCTGCTGTCCGGCGAACTGGGCCAATCCTTGAGCGTATGGGTCGGAATTGAGATAGTTACCGCCGAGAACGGAATCCAAGTAATGCGATCCTGCGCCCAATGTGCTTCCAGTATTGCCGATTGCCGTCTGAAGACCCGGAAGCGTCCCGGTAAGGCTGCCCTCGATATTGTTGAGATTGCCCTGGTTGTTCTGGGCAGTCTGAAGGATCTGATTCCCGGCTCCGGTCAGGATTGGCTGCGCCGGTGCCCACGGAGTAGACGAACTCGTGGTCTTAGTTGATTTCTTGCCCAATTCTCACACTCCCCGCGAATAGACCCATGTTTTTGGGTCCGTCTCGCCGACTTTCGCCCACCCAAGAGCGGCTATGCTTTTCAGCCAGCCAGCTCGCCCAATCGCCACCATGCGCTCAGCCCCCGCCTCACGCGCCGCAGCACCCAAAACCTTGTCCAATTCAGAGAGCCATCGGCGGTGATCGCGACCGCCAACCAGCTTAACTTCGACAAATCGTTCGGTCGAAAGCCATGCGGTTGCGACCGCCAGAAGTTCGTCGCCGTCCATGACGGCGCACATCACTTCGTCGGATTCCCAAACGGTGGCGAAATCACCTCTGGCCCTTGCGGGTTCGAGCAATGCCTTCGCTTCTTCCCAACGGCCCCAATTTTCCGGGTCGGGGACAAACCCGACTTCTAGACCGGCGTTATCGACGCCGATCCGTCGATCACCCACCACACATCGGAAGCGAGCTTACCGGCGGCTCGCATCATTCTGTTATTTGTCGAATCCCAGACTTGCTTGCCTGCGAATTTTCCCACTGTGTTTATCGATGCGGTCGCGGAGGCGATGTTGGCCGCCGTGTCCTCGGCAACCGCGTTAGGACCGAGAAGGTAGTTTATCGCCCTTGAGACATTGCGAGGCGTATCTCCGAGCGGAGCCAGCGATGGGTAATTACCGGCCATCGCCAGCCTCAAACTCGACTTCTATCCCTTGCAAGTAAGTCCACACTGCCCCAGCGGGAATGGATAACATGATATCGTTATACCGCCCGTTCGCACGCAGCGGCATTTTGCCGTTGAGCCGCATTTCGGACGTTGAAACTTCTCCCGGTCCGTCTCCCGCCTGCAACTTGGAATTTACGCTTACGGAAGCTGTGGTGGCGTCCGTAATCGCTCGCAGCGATCGGATCCGCGATCGTCTTCCCGGAGTCGGCTCTACATTCTGAAGCATGATCGATGCGGCAAGGTTCGGCCCCGCAAGCATCCCGATCACATTCGATGAATTGGCGACCATCAAAAACGGGTTGCCGCCAGAGTAAATCGGATCGTCCAGACTTCCAGAGATCGCGTCGATGTCTCCCAAATCGTCAATCGACGTATTCGCCGTAAATCCGCTGGCCACCCACTGGACATCGGTTTGAACCACGGCTCCGCGCTTCAGAACCCAATTGTAGACGATGATGCGCCCCGGATTTGCAGGCATTCCCCACATTACAAGACTATTTCTCGGATCGATCGCCGAGACCATGTTGTCTATGTCGGAACGCGAATAGGTGGAAAAGAACCAGCGATTGAACTTCTCGTCGGCGATCGGAACAACATTCTCGCCATCGCACATCTGAAACCCGCGCTCGGCAAGGAAGAAGATAAGCCTTCCGACGTTGGCAACCGACCCCTGCGCCATGCAGCCAATTTCCGAGCTGATGACATCGAATTGAAACACAATATCGAGACCGCCAGCCTCCCCGACATACGTTGCCCGGCGGATCGCTCCTTTCTGGAGGATGATTCCGTATTCACCGCCGACAATGGCCATGATCTTGCCGCCATCGGGCAACGGTTGAGTGTCGGCCTGGTTAACCCCCGCCGTCCATGAGGATGAATCGTCGAACTGCGACCAGCGCACTTCCGTAGCGCTGCCGTCTGCCCCGCCGGCCATCACAAAATCACGCACTGTCGCAACCTCGGTTGCCGTCGGCGCTCCGCTTATCGCAACAGCAGTCCCGGCATTAATGTCAAACGAGGCAAGTTGTGCGCCATTGGCGCAGATGACGTGATCACCGAACTGAGTGAATCGCCAACGTGCGGCCGATGCGCCACTCAGAACTGATGTCCACGCCCCAGCGGCATATTTATAAAGATCAGTTATAGTCCCAGCCAGAAGGCACGTGGTTCCGATAGACGAAACGAAAGCCGCAATGCCCTTTGTAGCCGATGGGAGCGCCGCCGTGATGGCAGAGAACCCTTTGACCGGCATATAGCCGTTGGCAATCGGAAGAAGGTTGGAAACAGACGAGACGCCGCCGGGAAGGTCAGGCAGCCAGTCCCCGAACGGAAACGCTTTTAGCATCGCGCGCCTGAGACTTGAACGACTGTATTAGGAACCAGTGGCCCGGCCCCGAACCGGTCATTTCTCGCCGTCTTATTAATGCGGCTTATGACTTGGGTGAGCATCCCCTGCCACTGTCCGGCGCGGGTCGCGTTATCGAGGTAGATTTCCGCATTGAACAGTGTCGCATAAAGGTAGGCGTCGGGATGCTTCTCGAGCAGCCAGTTCGACGGAGAGGCGTCTGACAATGCCTCTATTCTGGCAAAATATGTCATTGTCAGTGTCGTGATGGAGGAGGGCGGCGGAATCAGAGTCAGGCCGCCGTTGACAAGGCAGTAGGCAACGGGAGTGCCGGTGGTTCCGTCAAACTCCTGCCGAATGGCCGTGGGGGCCATGCCGCGCAGGGGGAGGTCTGGCGAACCCTCGACGTAGAGGTTGCGCATCGCGAGATAATCTGACGGAAGGGCGGCCTCCTCGGTCGAAGTGGTGAAGGTGACTTCCTTCTCCATTTCCGGCGTGCGAAGTTCGCGGTTGAACATAGCTTCCGCCATCTGCACGAACATCGGTATTTTCGGATTGAGGTCGGCGCGGTCGAGCCAATCTTCAACAGCCGATTTGAGGGTTGAATAGTCGGGGATCGCCGATGTCGAGGGGACACCAATCGAGAAGGCGAAGGACATTCCTTTTCCCCTTGTTTACTCTCGCCTACACAGGGCGTATTTCCGTCATTCATGCATGACGCCGCAGAAGCGATCCTGATCACCGGAGCGATGATCGTCGCAATCCTCCTGTGGATTGCAGCCTGCGTCTATTTCGGAGTTCAGCTGCCCGCTTAATGATGCATGTGCATGTTCGTGAGCGATCCCGACCATGCCGATGGAATGAGCATCCATCCACTGTCCGTCTCATTGAAATGCTCTTCCGCGGTGAAGTCGATCTGCGGGCTTCGCGAGACGCCCGATTCCCCGGAAAAACCGCCCTTCAAATAGTGCGAGCTGTCGTACTGTGAGCTATTGCATTCGTGACCCGTATTATGCTCGACGCCCATGCAAGCCTGTTCGGCAGTGAGGAAGATATTGTTGTCCCATCCGAACAGCCAGTCTGTGTGAAAGGTCGTTCCAGGAGGAAGTTGAGCGCTGGTTAGCGAGTGCGCCGAGCGATAGCTGATGTCGCTCGACAAATCCCATCTTTGCCGGTCTGCCCAGCCATATTGCGTATAGTGGATTTCCAGAACCAGAGCCGGGATCTGATAATAGTTTTTCGGGCATACGAACTTGCTGTTGTCGATATCGTAAATGGACGGGATGACGTGCTTATACCCTCCCGCACTCCAGAGGTTCGTCCCGTCGTAACAGCGGGCTCCGGAAAGGGTGATATAGAAGTCCTGATTGGCGTGCATCGTCTCCGACGCCACGGTCATCGAGGTGGATATGTTGTAAGTGCCGGTTCCTCCGGTTCCCGTGCCGAATGAACTGATCGTCGGGCCGCTGGAAATGCCCTGTCCCGAGAGAATGGTTCCGGTTTTGATCGTCCCCGATGCGACTGCGGTGACGGTCAGCGTCGTTCCTGAAATGGAGCCGGTGAACTGAGCCGATTCGCACGTTCCGCCGAACGGGTCGGAGCCGTCCGAGTTCTTTATCACATAGGCGCTGTTGGGGGTAGCCCCGGTGCAGGCATATTGAGCCTGCGTGGAATAGTGCCCGTTGGAATCGGTCAGCCTGTAGCGTGTATGACCGATGGCCGTATTGGCAGTGTCCAGATAGGATTGAAGCCACGCATATTGCCCGCCGGTTCCTACCGTTGGGCTGGCAGCATCCATGTCGAACCCGAACACATATCGTAGCCCGACCGGGATGTGGGTTTTGATACCCGTTCCCGTGCCATCCGTGGCGGGGTTTTCCGTGTAATAGACGATGTAGAAGCTGGGCTTGATCGCGAAGTTCTTCCCGTCGCCATAGGGATTGAGAACGACCATGCACGGGTGCCAGTAGCCGGTCCCGTTGACATCGGTTCCAGCGGCCTTGCTCTCCAGGGCGTGCTGTCGAAGCGTCTTGTAGGTCGAATAGGCGTTCGTGGACCCCCCGCCGAAGAAGCAGTGGAGGTGGCTCGTTCCCGGCTGCCCGTAATTGCGGATCGGATCGTCGGGGAGCATGTGCGAGAAGTCCGCGAGCGTGCGGAACTTGTTTTCGGTGCATGTGCCGCCGAACGGGATCGTCTTGCAGAAAGGAGAAACCGTCCCGTCATAGGGACCATCCGACACGATCCGGTTGGTATTTGAGGGAATGGGAATGTTCGTCAGCGCCGTCACCGGCATTGGCGTGATAGTGGAATCGATTGGGGTGTTCGTGCCGCCAGAGGTGTCAAGCTGCGGCGCAACCTGGTTGAAAGCGGCTACGTCGGGCGGCTTCGGGAACGACTGTGCATAGACCATCTGGCTCGCGAGGAGCGAGAGCGCGAGGAGAAGGCGCTTAACCATAGATACCGTATCCGGTTTGAGGCGTGACAAGGTTGGTCGCATTGCCGGGATTGATCGTGGCCGCATCGGAGCTTCCGGTCCCGACCGTTCCGTTGCCTGATCCGCAAGCGACAATGGCGTACCAATTGGCCGGGATTTGGCTCGTCAGAGTGAAGGGTGAGCCGCTATTGAGCACGGTCGCGGTTCCCGCATGATACCATGTGAGAAGAATGGTCTTGGCAGAAGTGTCGATGTCCGCCGCCAGCGTATCGCCGTCGGTGGCCGCGCTCGGCAGTGTGATGCTCGATGTGGCACCGTTGCGGGAGAAATTGGGGGTTGTGCCTCCCTTTGGAATCTGGATCGTGAACCCGTTCGGTCCACCGGATGCACCGGGGAAAGTGGATATGAACCCGGCACCACCAGCGTTGAGGTCGGTCGTTCCGTCATCGAATGAGCAATAGATTTTCGAGTTTCCGCCGGTTGCCGCGAACGTGTTGAGCGTCCATTCGAAGTGAAACTTGGTGTTGGCGGCGTGGATAGAGGCTCGCGATCCGTCGAATGCCCCGACGTTGGCGTTCGCAACCGCCTGATAGAACGGGGTAGCGACATTGACGAACTTGCTCTTGCTGGTTCCCGTAGCAGAACTCAGGATCGCGACCGAACCGCCAATCGTATCGGTAAAGGTGGTGGACCAGCTTGAAGCATCGGCGTTGAAAGTCTGACCGAGCGCGTCGGTAACAGTCGTCGTTCCGCTCTCATTGTCCCTGAGAATGCGGACACGGGCATAATAGGTTCCCGATGGATCGGCGAGCCCGATCGATTCATCAAGCCGCGCCCAACTGTCGCCATCGATGAAGAATACGATGTCCTGAGAAATCGACGTGAAGCCGGAATCGGTCGCGATCTGAAGCTCGCCGCGCAATCCAGCCACATAATCCGTGGTGGACATCATCAAGGTCACTGGAGCCGTCCCGAGGGTCGAGAAATTGGTCAGGGTCGGAGTGGCGAGACCAGAGCCCGTTATCGGTCCAACCGAAGCCGCGTTGACATAAGCCCATCCCGCCGCGTTCAACGCCCCCACAGTGCAGTAGATCGAAGCCCCGACTGTGGTTGAAACGTAAGTGCTCGCGTTCGTCCCGACCGCTGTCCCGTTTTCATACCACTGGTAGCTGAAACTCGTAGGGCTGTTCGACCACGTTCCCGTCGAACAGGTGAGGGTAGAGCCGACATTCAACGATCCAGAAACAACCGGCAGCACCGTGTTTGCGGGCGGGGGGCCAGAGCCCAGAATGCCCCTGATTGTCCGGCAGAGGTGGCCCGGACCACGGCCACCCACATGAATGGACAAGCTAGATGCCTTCGCCGGGAGTGAAGTAAATAACCCCCGTTGCGGCGGCGGCGATGGCGGCCACCCAGACGGGACCAGCGACACTCAATACTTCCGCTGAACCGGACGCGATCGGGAGGTTGGAGGTGGTCGCAACCACCGTGTTGTCCGTTCCGAATCTAATCCAGACCGTTGCCGAGCCATTGTTCATGATGCGGACTTGCGAAAGACCGCTGCCGGTCGTCACCTGCACATTTGCGCTTGCGGCTCCGACTGTGATGCTGACGGTTGACCCGGAAGCCGGGGCGAATGGAGTGCTCATATGATTATGTTCCTCACCTTGAGGTAGCGCCAGTCCGGGTCGTTGAGCTTGCGCTTGGTGTATTCTGGGTCATCGGGAGCCCACACGCCGTCTTCCTGAAGCCATTTGTAGAGAACGGAGCAGGGTATCTCGGCGGCCTTCTCCAGACCGTCGCCCATCCGGGTTCCGTCCTTCTCCATCCGGCTTTCGTGATTGCGCTTCAGGATCACGGGGATATCGAACCCCTCGTAGCGAACCTGAACCGTCTCGTAGTCGTCGCTTGACGAGCGTATCCACTTGCGGACGCCGTTGAACGAGCCGTCGTCAATCAGTTCCCAATCGGAGAACATTGGCGGTTTCCCATGAATTAGGCTGGGTTTTCCGGTCACCCGCACACCCAGGGGCGCGGGAGGAGGTTGTGCCGGGTTTATCCTTAGCTCAGCGCGCGGATCGCAAAGCTCGCAGCCTCGTTGCGGCTGACAAGCGTGAGTTCCTGGCGCATCGCCTTGCGGGTGGCGAGACCGGTCGTCGCGAGGTCGAACACCTTGAGGCTTTCAAGGCTCGCAACCGCCCAGTAATCCGGGTCGATACCCAGTGCGTCATTGGCAGAGCAGAAGCGCGACGGAACGAACTGCACGTCGCCGAAGTCGGACACATACACGTCCGCGCCGGCCACAATGGTGATCTGCTTGTTGCCAGTCTCGCGGCGCTGCGTGGCAAGGCCGGAGAAAGCAGCGAAGTTCTGCTTCTGGCCAGGCCCGAGAATGACAATCCGGGGATTGCCGCCCTTGGTCCACGCATTGGCGAGCTGGGTCTTGAGCATCGCTTCAGTGACCGAACGGTTGGTGCCGCTGGTCGCTGCCGCGTTGACATAGCCGCTGGTGCCGCCGCCCGAGTAGGTCGGAGCAACATAACCGGTGCCACCCGACGTGTTGGTGACGATGAAGCCGAGCGCACCCGCCGACAGACCCGCCGTGCCAGAGGCCGGAGGAGTTGCCGCATAGTTGCCGGTGAAACGCAGCTCGGCGTCGGTGCGGATTTCGCGACCAGCCTTCATCAGTTCCCGGCCAAGCTCGGAAGCGCGGCCGGCAGTGCGGCTCGCCTCCATCGTGGTCGAGGAGCTGACAACCTTCGTCATGATCTGTGTGTAATTGCCCTGACGGACAGTGTTTGCACGCGAACCGTTGGAGAGGTCGTCGCCCTGAATCGAGGCGTTGGTTGCCGAAGCGGCAGTGAGCGTGTCGGTCTGCCACTCGTGGTAAACCTGAGTGGCCTTTTCCGTGCCGATTGCTTTCTGGAACGGGCATTCGTCGGGGAACAGTGCCCCGATGGTGTCGGACAGGTCTTCGCGGACGCCAACGCGCGCGACTGCCTGAATGGTGTTGGTTGGAACGGTCATTTTCTATGACTCTCTTATCGTTGGGCTATTTGATTTGCCCTGATTTCTGAAGATACTCGAAGAAGGCCGCCCCCTGAACATCTCTGTTCCTGGACGATGTCGCCAATTCGAGCGCGGCTTGCGCAGTTCTTGCGCGGAGCTGATCGGGATTCTGGCTCACTCCGGGCTTGACCGGTTTCGGTAGCCCTTTGGCTGCGCGCACATTGGCCATCTTGGTCTTCTGGATCGCCCGATACTTTTCAGCATCGGACTTCCATTCCGCTGCTTTGCGGATTGCCAGAATATCGGTTGCGCGGGCCTGTCCAATCAACTCATCGGGATAGCCCAGTTCCTTGGCGACGGCGGTGAGCTGGCGTTGCAGCTCCGGCCCAGTCGAAGGATCGGCATATTCCGGAAAGTTCTCGACGATGATGCGGTGCTGTTCCGCCTGCTCGCTCTGGGCAATCTGCTGAGCGCGTAGCTGGGCCTGCTGGGCGTATGTCTGGGCCTGCTGCTGCAACTGCTGTTGCTGGGCAACCTTGGCCTCATAGTCCGCCTGCTGGGCGTAGAATGCCTGCGGATCATGCTGCAACAGCGCCGGATTAGGGCGTTGTGGCTGCAATTGCTCCGCAAGCTGCTGGAAGTGGTGCGCGTATCCGGCCTCGACCTGAGCGAGCTGCTGGATTGCAGCCTGTTCGGCCTCCTGCTTTGCGCGTGCCGCTTCCTGGGACTTGCTCTGAACGAATTTTTCGCGCTCAGCCTCTCGCTTGGCGACAATCTCTTGCGCCTCGCGTGGAAGGTTCTTGAACGTTTCTTTCGCTTCAGCGTCCCACGAAACCGGAGCTTCGATGGGAGGAAGATCGTCAGCTTCCTCTTCGATTTCCGGTTCGTCTTCGGCCTCTTCAGTCGCTTCGGATTGCTCCTCCGCGTCTTCTGCCGGTTGTTCTTCTTCGTCCGTGATTCCGAACGTCTCTTCCGCAAGCTTTGTGAATACTTCGGTCGGGTCGGTCGATTCCACGGGCGCGGTTTCGCCTCCGACTGCCGACGTTTCCGTCTGCTGGGTCATTGGTCTGCCTCTTTTCGTTATTGGCCGTCTTTCCGGCTGTCGCTTCCCGTCGTGGGAATGGGTTGGCGGGTTCCAAGCCCGCTTCTGTTCTTAAATCACGCCGATCTTGAGCAGACGCTGCTGAGCGTCGGACATCTGTTCGACCTTCTCCGCACGAGCCTTGCTCTGGTTAGCCAATTCGCCGTCGCGGACGATCTCAACCATCCCCGAGCGAACGTTGTCGAGCACCTTCAACGCAATCGAAAGCGACGTGATCTTGTCTGCCCGGATCGTCGGGTGAAGCTCGGTCGCGGCAATCTCAGCAATCCGTCCTGCGTATTCCGTGCGAAGCGCATCGAGCATCGGGGACAGAAACTCGTCCAGCGCTGACTGCGCCCGGTGAGCCCTTGCGATGCGCTCGGCTTCGTTCATTTGCCCCTCAGCTTAGCCCGAGCCTTGGCCTTGATGCTGTTCTCCGTCGATTTGGAGATGTTGCCCGCATTATAGGAACGGGTCGCGCCGCTGATGGCGAGACGCGCGTGCTTGCGATCGCCCACAGGGAAGCTGCCATTCGGGCCGGCCTTCTTGCCGGGAACCTTGCTGCGCGGAAGCTTGCTCATTCGTCCAATGCTCCTCCAGGCTTCATCTTGGCGATGCTGATTCTGGTCTCGTTGTCGCTCGCGTGCTTCTCAGACATCACCGCGAGCTTCTGTTCGTTCTGGACCGCCTGCATGTCCTGCTGGCGAAGTGCCAATGCCGTCTGAGCCTGCTGGGCGCGGTCCTTCAGCTCCGCTTCCGCCGCCTGCTGCTGGGCCTGCAATTGAAGCTTCTGCTGATCCGTTTGAGCCTGCTGCTGGAGCTTCTCAGCCGCGATCTGCGCCTGCTGCTGCGCGGCAATCGCCTTTGGATCAGGCGGCTGCTGTTGCTGGACGGGATTGCCCTGCGGGTCCTTCGGGACCGGCGTGTAAATGTCATTCGGAGCAAAGCCCATGTCGCGGGCCGCTGCCGTCAGGTTGTTGAACACGTTGTCCCACGAGCAAATCGGAGCGCCTGCCACCATCAATTGCGTGTGTGATTGGGCGATCAGATTACGGAACTGGATACGCTGTTGTTTCGATCCATTGCCGAGCCCGACAACGATGTTTGCTTCCAAGTCTTCGGGCCATTGCGAAGGATCGACCGTGCGAAATTCCCCATCGACCCGGATCTGGAACGGCTGTCCGTATTGGCGCATCAGGCCGATCTTCTTCTGGAACAGCCTCGAAACCCCCTCCGCGAAGTTGCGGACGATGTAACGCTCCATCTGCTGCCCGCGAGCCATAAGCATTGCTTGCCCGGAAGCGGTTTCGTTCAGCGTGTTCTCGTCCACGCCCTTGTTCAGAGCCGTAATGCCGGTTCGCGACTCCCGCTGCTTGGTCTTGAACTCGATTGCCTCGATCGCCACCGCCGAAACGTCCGTGCGCGTCTCCGGTATCGGCTGCATGTTCCCAGTGAACCGGACAATCCGATTGGGAGCAATCGTCAGCAGATCGTCAATCGTGTGGTCGCCGCACGAATCCTCGTGGACGAACGTTCCCGGCCGCAACTGCGCATAGAGCGAGTCCAGCATCGACCGCTCCAGCACCGTGTTGACGCGCTGGATGTCCATCGTCTTGTCGGCAAGCGACTGGCCTATAAGCCGTCCCTGCATCGGATAGGGGCACCAGAACTCGAACGGCTGATAATCCACCGTCTCAATGTTCAGAACCGCATTACCTACACGGTGAACGCACAGGCGCTCTGAAATTCCATCTCCATCGAGATCGTAAAGGACGTATTCCTCGTTGAGCCAGACCTTGCGATTGGCCCCAATCCTGTCGTCAATCCCGATCCAGCTCGGACGCCCATCGTCGCGGGCCGTAGCGAGTGAGGTCATGAACGGGTTCGAGCCCTCGGACAGCGGAATGCCGTCGATCTCGAAGCCCATCTCAACGAGGTCGGACAGGCTCTTCTGGGTGATGTGGGCGAGATAAATGGCGTTGTCGAAATCGCGCGCGTCACGAGAGACGCGAAACTCTTCCAGCGGCACATGGTAATCGAGAAACTGGGCCGCGGTTTCCTCAAGCGTGACGGCGTGGATCATCGCCGATCCGTCTGCCGGGTGGATCTGGTCCGTAGGCTCGGCGGCAATCGAATTTTGCGGGAGGAATGCCGGGTGATAGAGTGCCTCAACGCGCTTTTTCCTGCGCTCGACGCAGCACTTCACGATCCCGATCTTTTCGAGCAGCCCAGCCTTCGCCCAATCGTGGATCAGGCGATAACCAGACTTGCGCCGGTAGATGTAGTGCATGGCCTCGGTCGCATCGTCAGCAAGCGCCTCATCTTCTTCCGAAGTCGGCTCAAGCTCAACGATGCGACCGGACGCGACCATTACGTCCATGATTGAGGTGAGCATGTAATCTGCTGTCTCAGCTACGTCCCGAGCGACAACCTGGCTGCGCCCCTCCTCTTCGTCGCCGTAGGCAGCCCCGTTGTATGAATCGATCGCAGCTTCGACTTCCTGAAGCAGTGTGCCGTTATAGGATGTCGATTCCTCGCTTTGCAGGAAAGCAATGAACGTGGGATCGACATCGGTCACTAGACGATCCCCCTGTTTGAGTAGGCGATTGGCTTCATTTCGGCCCGGTTCTTGTGCCCGACGGCGAAATAGCGAAGCGCGTCCGCGTAATGTGAGGTCCAGTCATGCAGCGGGTGCTGGCGGAACTCCTGCCGCTTCTCGTCATATTCGCGGCGATACATCCGCAGAGCTTCAATGCCGGTCTTGCACTTGCCCTTGTCGAACCAGCAGGTCGGAAGCAGCATTCTCACCGCCTGAATGCCGTCTGCTATCGGGATGTTCGGGCAAACCGTCGCCTTGATCCCGAGCCCGGCCAGAACCTCCCTGCGGCTCTTGCCAGTCCCTAACTCGCGAACCTCAACGTCGTGGGGCAGATAGTGATTGCCCCAGGCGTAATCGCGCTTCTGCAGTTCCTTTGCATACCAATCGAGACCAACGCCCTCACCCTTGAGAACGTCGATCAGTCTCGTTTCCCGGCCTGCGACCTGAACGAACCAGATCACCGTGGAGTCCGCAACACCCAGATCCCATGCCGTGTGAACCGGCAGCCGTGGGTCGTAAGGAACGCCGGTTATGCGCTCCTCGGCATCGTTCATTTCCTTGCCGTAGTATGCGCCCTTGACTGCGGCCTCGAACGAACATTCATATTCCTGAGCGTATTCGTCCTCGCTCATCATGCGCCGAGCGTCGGCCAGTTCGGCGTCGTCTAACAGCCCTGTTTCGGATGCCTTCAGGCTTAGTCTGAACCAGTCTGGATTATCGTCGGCCTGAGTCCAGAGAGTGTGGAATGTGTTCTTACCCTTGGGCGTCCCGATAAAGACAGCCCAACCCTTGCGATCGGATAGAGCCGGGCGAATGACCTGTGTCCAGACGGTCGGGTCCATATCCCCAAACTCGTCCAGAACGGCCCCATCCAGATAAATGCCGCGAAGCCGATCTGGATTGTCCGCACCGTAAATCCTGATGCGCGCACCGTTGTTGGGAAGCTCAACCCAAAGCTCCGACGCATTGACCTTCCTTTCAGGTCCGAAGCAGTCGGTATATTCCAATAGGTAAGCCCAAGCGATGTCTTTCGCCTGATTGAGCTGCGGAGCAATGTAGGCGAAACGAGGCGAACTCTTGTTGCAAGTTGCAGCGGCTTTGATCAAGTCGTTGACACACGCCACCGTCTTTCCTGCACGGCGATGGCAGACAGCTATGCCCCAGCGGGTTTGTCTTGTGTGGAGATCGAGGAATTGATGACGGGGAGCGTAAGGGCTCTCGATTACTGCGGCGGCTTCCACACCAGCGCGCCTGAGATTTTAACGTTGTGATCGAACTGACCAGCAACTTGCAGCGGGATTACTTTGCCAACCAGCGTGAGGAAGGCGGTCGGGTTTTCCTCAGCCTGCGCGATCAGATAATCCACGCCACCCGCTTTATCCAAAGCTTGCGCAACCATGTCCTTGATAGCCCGCGTGACTTTGTTCTGAGCGCCCTTCGGCCTTCCCATGCCGGCGCGCGGAGGCTTCGTAGTATCTGCCACTATTTTAATGCCCTCCCGTTTGCCGCTCCCGTTGGGTGGGCGGTGTCTAGGCCGTGAAATGAACCCGCCAGTCAGTTGCGCGTGCGTGCCGTGCTCAACCACTCGGTCGGCGTGCAGAGGCAGTGCTGGCGGGAAATGAAAAAGCCCAACCGGTTAAGGCTGGGCTCGCGCGACGTTGATGCGGTCGCAATACGACCAATTAGCTCTCTGGTAGCATATGCGATGCAATTACGCAACCCTACAATCGCATCACTGTTGCAATCATGTCCGCGATGAACAGGCAGATCGTCAGCGACCGTTCCTTGGCTCTGGTCCTCGCATTTCCGTCGTTCGGCAGATTGTCGCGGCTGTAGATCACTACATCCTGCCAAGTGTCCCGATAATGCGGCGGCGCAATGTCGAAGATCCGGCCGTCCAGGAACTTAAGCAGCTCCATCGCATCGACCTTGGCAGCGTTTCTGTCTGCCTCGTCTCCGGTGGTTCGAATGAACGCGATCGGGGACAGATTTGCTGTCACTCGTGGCTCCGAGAACACCCTGTGCCACGCCCGCGAATAGAGGTTGATGGCGCTGAGCTGACTCTGCGTGAACGCCTCGGAATTGATCCAGCGCTGAAGAGCTGACCCGCCACGGTTGACCGTGACCTGTTTCTGTCCGTGCCCTTCGCCATCCAGTTCGCCGGCAGTGATTGAAATTGTGCGATGGCCGTAATCGCCGTGCCGCTCGGCAAACGGATTCACCAGCGGCTCTTCGTCCCTCGGTTTTGGTTTACGCTTTGCTCTTCCCACCGCTCTTACTCCCCTACCGCTGGATTGCGGGTGTGTTGGTCATGCCTTCAGCTTTGGCCCGAGTGTCGGTTGCCCGTTGCTCACGAACCAGTGCAGGTGATCGCGAACCTCGTACTTCCCGTCGCTGTAGGGGATGCGGCCAGCCAACCGATCATTGCCGAGATCGCACCACTCCTGCGGTGTTCGGGTTGGCTGAACTTCTGATTTCGCGAGGCGGTTTCTAGTGGTCATAAGCGCCCTCCAGGAGCTTCGTGAAGGACTTGGGTTGGAG